GTTGGCGTCGGTGCCTGTCAGGGCGCCGTCCACCGTCTCCTGGGCGTCGACGATTTTATCGGCGTCGGCTGCCGGGACGTTGGTCAGGATGTCGATCGTGTACTCATACTGGCGGTCGATCGCCGGCCAGTTGCCGCCTGTTTTCGGCCCATGCAAAAGCCTGGTGACCGTGTCCACATAGAAGTCGCCATCCGTACCAATGGCTGCGCTCGGCACCCCGGCCCCGTTTAGCAGGGCCCCGGCCATCGCCGGCGTGTAAAAGAAAAGCAGCGCCAGGGCTGCCAATACTGCGAAGATCCGCTTCATGGTTTTCCTCCTGATAGCCTGGCCCCCATCGCGGGGGCTCGGGCGTGAATAGGGTTTATGCCTTACGCAGGAGCTTGAAGGCCAAGTGGTTGAGATCGGGGCGCTTCATGTCTTCGCTGACATTGAGCTCCTTGGCCTCTTCCGGATAGTGGTTCTTGATCCAGTCGGCGACCAGCCCCTTGTTGGGCATGTCGAGGATCTGCTGCTCGTGCAGCGTTTGCGGCTGCATGAAGTCCTGGTAGTCCTGGGCGGCCTTGTCCTCTTCGAGACGCTGGGAGTCGATGGGCTTGAAGTAATCCTCGGGGGGCGTGTCTGTGCCCTCGTAGATCTGACCGACGACCCAGCGCCGACGCGACCGACCTTCATCCTTCGGGATCCAGTGCCGCTTTTCGGTGCATACATAGCGCCGGACCTTGGGGGCTTTCTCTTCTTCTGCCATGATGTACTCCTTTCGATTTTAAGTATGCCCTCCCAGGGCTGGCTTCCCCAGGAGGGCTGCATCGAGGAGGATCCCCTCACCCGATGGGATGAGGGCTTTAGTAGGTCGGATAGCCGCTGGTCAGGCCAGCGTCAGCCGGCGCCTTCACGTTCTGGACGTCCTTCGCCCAAAAGCAGTTCAGCTTGCCGGTCGTCGGGTTGGACCCGGTGACATCATACTTGATATTGGTGAAGATGTCGGTCTGCGGGTTGAGGATCTCGGACTCGCCAAGGACGAACTGGGCCCCCAGCGTGAGGTCCGCCAGGAGGATCGTCTTGGACATGACGGTCTGGACCGTATCGTCCATGGTGACAACCGAGTCCGCCTGCAGGGACACGATCAGGTTGGTCAGCGTGTTGAAGGCCTCGGTGACCTGGAGCACGAGCTTCATGCTCTCGCCACGGCCGACGCCGATGTTGCCCTGTTTGACGACGTTGGTGCTCGTCGCGTCGGCAGTGATTGCCTGATCTTCGGAGTAAAGCAGATTATGATCGACGTACATGATGTCTCTCCTTTCCTGAGAGTTATTGCAAAAGTTGTGTGGCCTGTAGGCCGGCCACCCGCCCCTGCCACCCTACCGGGCGGATATTAGGTCAATGCAGACTCGTTCTGCAGGCCATCGACGCGGCGAACCGGGATACCCTGGAACGTGGTCACCCGGCGGCCGAAGATCTCCTCCAGCTTGAACCCACCCCATTTGTCATACGCAGCGATGTCCATCTGCGTTTTCATGGTGCGGTTGCAGTAGAAGACGGCCTTGCCCATGTTGATGTTCGGGATCCGGTTGATGGCCGTGATCATCTTGTGGGCGGTCGGGTTGGAAGAGTCTTGCCAGTTGTTGCTGGTGCCGGACGTTTCGACGTTGCAGATCCGGACGGCATAACGCCAGTCGCGAACGGCCAGGCCGCAGTCCCACTTGTAGTGGGTTTCGTAGCCCTCGTACTTGCCCATGGCCGCGTCGTACAGCGTGACCTGGCCCTTGTCGGTGACCTTCAGGCCGGCTTTGCTGCCCTTCGGGAAGATGCCGTGGATCGTGTTGTAGCCCCAAACGAGCAGCCAGATGCTGCAGACGTCGGTGCCGGATCCGCCGGCGTTGATGACGTTGGGCGAAGCCAGGGCGGGATAGCGAACGTCCAGCCCCATGAACTGCTCGGGATCCTGGTCGGAGTCGCCGTAGAAGAGGGTGTCCAGGAACTCCTGGTTCATGCCCTCGATGTGAGCCCGGTCCTCAGAGAGCCGGAACTCCTTGGTGTTGCCGTTGAGGTCGGCCAGCGCCTTGTCGATGTCGGCGTAGTCCTCGAGCATGCCACAGGACTCGTCGACCTGCGCGGTCGTGGATTTGGTGGGCTGGACGCCGTAGTTCAGTTTGCGCCAGGTCGGTGCAGGCAGCCCGGTGCGGACCGTGGTCCGGTGCCCGGTGGGCAGGTTGCCTTCGACCCATACGACGTCATCCAGGATCTCGTTGGTTTCGTTCATCAGTTCGATGACTGCGGCGGTTTTGCCGTTGGGATCAAGGCGTTTCGCCCAGTCCGCCATGCTAAGGGCCAGCGTGTTCAGAGTTGCCATTGTTTGTGCTCCTTTGCTGTGAGTTAGTTGTAAAGACGATCCGCGATGGTTCGGTTGGCCGCACCGCTCTGCTTGCCGGCCTGGCCGCCCAGGTTGTCGATGACATCCTCGGTGACGTGCGGCGCCAGGCGATGCAGGTCCTTGATGAAGTTGACGTTGAACGCCATGCCGGAGAGCTTGATGGCTTCGACGGCTTCCGGAGAGAAGACTCGCGCCAGGGCCTGGTCGGCCATGTCGAGGTTCTTCTGGAAGTCACCCTTCCACTCATTCTTGAGTGTCGTCGTCGCCTCGGCGACCTTGCCTTTGATGTGCTCGGCCACCTGCTGCTCGTGGTTGGCGCGCTGCTCCTTGGCCTTCGCGATCTCGTCGGTCAGTAGCTTCTGAGCCGTCTCGAGCCGCATGCCGTACTTCGCAGCGTTCTCCTGCCATGTTTTGATCACCTGGTCCGAGTCGACGCCCTCGATGTCCTTCAGGGCCTCCTGGATCCCTTCCGGCGGCGTGTAGCCTTCGGCCGCTTTTGGGATGGTCCCGGCCTGCCCTCGAAGAGAAACGTGTTCTTTGACCAGGTCGTCGAGAGTCTCATAGCCGTCGAGCCCCTCGGTTGCCCGGAGGTCTTCGGAAAGACTTCCGAGCCATTCGGGCGCAGAGCCACCGCCACCGTCGCCGCCATCGCCTCCAGCGCCGCCGTCACCGCCTCCATCACCCCCACCGTCACCTCCATCGTCGCCGGCCCCCGCGTCAGCTGCTTGTCCGCCGCCTCCAAGAAGATCTGGTGCAAAATTGGTCTGTACGATTGCCTCGTTGAATAATTTGGGCAGAATCATTTGTACGTCTCCTCCTTGATGATTTCCTCCAACCGCCGCACGACTTCGAGGTCGGTGTTCCTGGACCTCTCATACCGGGCCTTGATCAGCCGGTAGGCCAGTACCGGGTTGGCATGCACGACCAGGTCATGCAGCATGCCGGCGAAGTCTTTCAGTGCGCAGTTGTAATTGGTGTAGGCGTTCCCCGTGAACGCCGTCTGGTGAAGCCTCATGGTTTCGAGAAGCCACTCGAGCACCTCGAAGCCATGCTTGGTGCCAAAGGTTTCCGCGAGCTTCTTCCGGAACTCCACCTCCTGGGACATGGCCATCAGCTTGCGCTGGGCCTCCTCGACGTCCTTCGGGCGCATGAGGTATTCCTGTGAGTAGAGGTCGGTCGACTGCTCTGCCAGTGGATCCTGGTGTGACATTTATCCCCCTGCCATGCTTTGTTTGAGGTCGGCCAGGGCGTTGCCGCCCTCGGTGCTGGTTTGACTCAGGGCCTGCATGTTGGCCAGCTCCTGCTGCTGTTGCTGCTGCTGCATCGCGGCCTGCTGCGCCTGGGCCCTGGCCTTCCGGATCTCCTTGATCTTGTCCATGGTGCGGCGGACCTTCGGCGGCGCCCCGACCATGTCGTGGAAGGCCTTCATCACTTCGTCCTCGTCGACATTGTCCCAGGCCGTCGGCTCGCGCTGGAGTTGCATCTGCGCAGCCCCGAGCTCGGCCGCGAATCCGACGTAGCTCTTGACGGCGTCAACGCCCACCAGCTTCTGCGCCTGGGCCAGGAGCGACTTGTACTCGATCTCGAGTGTCTGGCCCTGCAGCTCTTCCGGCATCGGCGGGAATAGGCCCTGGCGATCACCGACGAGGTAGGTCCGCCCCAGCGTCGGGTCCAGGAGCTCGAAGAACTGGCGCTCGATGACCGGGCCCAGCATCATCAGCTTCTCCTCGTGCATCTCGGCGACCTCGGTGGCCGTCTTCGGGTTGCGGTCCATCAGCATGAGGAACAGGTCGTTATAGAGGCCCTCGCGGATCTCCATGACCAGGTCGTTCTTGTGGGCCGCCGCAGCCGCCAGGTCGAGCTGGATGTCATAGAGCTTGCGCATGCCGTACTGGGCCGCCAGCGGGTTCTGCGGTTCGTTGTGGCCGCCGGCGAAGGTCTGGAGCATCTTCTGGTAGCCGATGCCGGAGACGGTTGCCGGGTTGACGCCCTTGTTGACGCCGACCGAGATGTCCATGCACAGGCGCTGGAGCTCCTTCACGTCGCCCAGGACGTCCATGCCGGGGCTGTTGCCATAGGTGTGGCTGCCGGTCGTGTTCCACCTGGCCGCGGCGCCCGGGAAGCCATCGAAGCCGGAGTGCCGGAGGGCCTGGTCGGTCTTGCCATCCAGCCACCACAGGCTCTTATAGGGCAGGTCCAGGTTGGACGGCGACATGCCGGTGAAGTCCTCGTTGGGCATGATCAGATGGTTCACCCGGTGATACTGCAGCCGGCTCTTGGCGTCGGTGCCTTCCTTCAGCCGGGCCTGCAGGTCCTCGGGTAGCGCCGATAGGCCGAAGCGCTGGACCAGCTGGCGAGAGGTTTGCCACTCGATCCGGCACACCGCGTCCGGCTGCCCGAACTGGTCGCAGGCCAGGAGATAGCTGCCGATCGTGAACGCCTTGTATCGGACGCCCGTGCGGCCGTTGGGCTGGATATACATGAACCCGGTCCCGAAGCCGGCCAGCTCCTCGTACAGCTCGTGGATTTCGGTGTAGAAGTTGGACTCGTTGAGCAGCATGTACATGCGATCCTGGACGTCGTGCAGCCAGGCCTTCACGGGGCCGTACTGAGAGAGCTCCTTGTCGCGCAGGGTGAGAATAAACCACGGCCGGGATGGTGAGGCCAGGCCACCCTGCATGCCTGCAGCCAGCGTCCTCAGAGCGCGCTTGGCGGTGCCATTGATGACGTTGCCGTGGCGCTTGGATCCGATATTCGGCAGGTCGCCCTCGGTCATGTAGAGCCCCCGGAAGGGCAGCATGTAGTCCGAGATCTCCTTCCAGTGCGGGATCCATGTCGTGGCGTCGTTGGTGAGCTCACTCAAAATGCCGGAGGCCTGGCGGAGCAGCTCCTGGACCTTCTCGGAGCGCAGGTCGCGCCGGATGTGGATGACGTTGGTCGCGGCTTCCATCACTTACCTCCCAGTGTTTTGCGTAGCAGTCCGGGCTTGTCTTCATCGCTCTTGAGGCCTCCAGGGCCCGTCAGGAGCGTCGCACCCCTCCCCTGCATGGCAGCCACCGCCTTGCGGGATTTGGCCGCAGCCTCCTTGACCTCGGGAGCCTTGGCCGGGTCATCGAGGCTGAGCAGTGTCTTCGGCGCCTTGGCTGGCGCGGCAGGAGCTTTTGGCATCTCCTCCTTGCTCGAGTCGAGCATCGTGTCCAGGCCGGCGCCAATGCCGAACCCGGCCAGGCCGCCACCGACCATGCCGGGCAACCCTTCCATCAGCCAGCTGCCGATGTTGTCCCAGCCCTGCCATGAGTTACCGCTAAAGGCCCCCAGGCCGGCGCCCAGGAGTCCGCCGCCGATAGAGAAAAGACCCATTACGCACCTCCCAGCATGCGGTTGCGGAGCTCGACGGACTCGGGCCCCACCCCCAGGTTATTGGTCAGTGTCATGTAGTCAGAAAGCCCGAGGCGGTTGCCGCGCTGTTTCTTGGCCATCGGGACCGGCGCCTTCTCGGTCGTGTTCACGTCGCCGGATCCGGATGCGCTGGGCCTGCCCCTGCTCGTCGTGTCCTGGAAGCCGCCCTGGTTGATCATGGCGTTAAAGGCATTGACCCGGCCGAGGCCAGCCAGGTCGCCGACCTGCCGCTCGTTGCCCCTCGGTCCTCCAGCCCTGTCCTGCGCGGCCTCCATCTCGCCGGCGATCGTGCCAACCTTGCCGGCTGCGATGCCGGTGCCGCTGGCGCGCTCGGCGATCGTCTGCGCGTTGATGGCCCGGCTGACCATATTACCGATCGCGTCGAGGCCGAACCCCATAGTCTTTTGCACCGCCGGGTTGGTGAGGTCGATGTTGGCCTTCATGGCGGCCGTGGCGGCGAACGGGTTCAGTGTGGTAGACACGAGCTGCCCCGCAACATCGGCGAGCTTGGAGCCCACGACGTCCTGTGGGCCCCACATCCCGGCCTGGGCCATGTAGCCCTGCGCCAGGGCCATCTCTTCATCTGTTGCCAACCGTCCGAGGTTGTTGACGGCCGCCCCCAGCTTGGCCGGGTCGACGGTTGGCATGTCGAACGTGTTCGCCACCATGTCGTTCTTCATGGGCCCGAACGCCGTGTCTATCGTGGCGGTCGGCTGCGGCCCGAACCCGAGAGCCGAGGCGATCGACCCTGGTAGCCCGAGGGCACTGTCGACCATTCCGGTCAGCCCGTGCATGGCCGTGCGCCCGAGGTAGCCACCGATCCTGCTTAGAGCCCCGGTGAAGTCACCCCAGGTCGCCCCCGGCGTTCCCATGACCCCCAGCTTACTGGCGTAATAGTCGTTGTACTGCTGCGCCGTTGGTGACGCCAGCATGGCCTTCACGTTGCTGAGGTCGGTCGTTCTGCCGTAGCTGCCCCAGCTGCCGTCGCCGGCGCGCCCGGCCATCTCGGCTGCGGACATGTCGTTCATGCTGCGGCCACCCATGTCACGGCCTGCGCGCTCGGCACCGCCACGGCCGCCGCCGCCACCACGGCCACCGCCGCTGCTTGAGCCGCCTTTCCCCTCGTTCTGCCCACCGTCGCCACCGCTTCGGCCACCCGCGCCATCGCTCGGCATACACACCGCCACCGGGCCGTCATACTCGAAGGACTCCTCCTCGAGGATATGGCCGGAGTCGATGTCGATCACGATCTTGGTATAAACCTTCATTGCTACCTCCTGCCCTTGAGCGGATCCGGCTGCCCGTAGTTCAGCGGGTCCATAATTGGGTGCGGCTGGTTGCCGCCGTAGTTGCTGGGCATGTAGCCCCAGTTAGGATTGCCGGCGACGTGGCCACGAGGCGCCAGGCCGGCGACCGCTGCCTCTCTGCGGCTGATGACAGGGAACGCGAACGTGAGGGCCAGGGAGTCTGCGCAGTCAGGGGAATGGAAGCCGCGCTTCTTTGTGTCCTGCTTCTTCTCGAGCTGGACGGCAGAGGCCTCGCCACCGCCGGCGAAGCCATACTCCGGAGCGATCAGGTCGTCGCGCATCTCGGGATCGTCCGGGAGGCACCCGCCTTCCTTGATCCAGTTGCGCATGCGACCCCACATCTCGGTGCGCTTGTTGAACCAGTGAGTCGGGTCGTCGGCTGCGGATCCGAACGGGACCTCGACGACCAGGTCACCATGTCCCAGCTGCCGGAGCCGATCGATGACGCCAACGCCGGCGCCCTGGTCAACAAACACGACGTCGGGATCCCACTCCTGGATGACCTCGTTCACCCGGCCGGCCACGACCATGTTGTCCGGGATCCGGAGCTTGATCTGCGGGAAGCAGGCATATCCCTGGCGCCTGGTGATGACGCTCTGGTCATCGCCCTGCCGGGCCACGTCGACGCCCATGATCTTGGGCATGGAATAATACGACGAGAGCTGGATGTTCTTGCCCATCCGGGACTCGACCATGGCCTCGGAGATGAATTGCATGTAGCCGGCGCGGGGCTCCATGCCCCGGACGCGGACGCGCACAAAGTCGGAATCCTCGCCGTAGTCCTCGACCCACTCCTGGAGCTGCTTCTTGTTGGCCATCCTGGCCGTGCGCGAGTCGATCTCCATCGTGAACCAGCGATGGCGGAACCGCTTGAAGCATTGGCTGAAGCGGCCGGTGTTCCTGGTACGGTTGCCGCAGGCCAGCCAGATCGCGCCGATCGTGGTCATGGCGCCGTCGGCCGTTTCCCATATGATGTCGGCAATGTTCGAGCTCTCGTCAAAAAGCATGAGGACCCGTCCACCAGGGCCCTCTTCATGCGTACCGGCGAATGCCTCCGGGTTGTTCTCAGACCAGGGAACGGCGGAGATGCCCCAGGTCTTGGGGCTGACGTTGCAGGCGAACCTGGTGGCCGTGTAGGTGAACCATTCCCTGGTCCTGCTTAGGGTGTGCCACTTGCCGCACTCGCGCCAGGTCTTGCCGGTGAGCTGCTCCTTGGTGTTGGCGGTCATAACGCCGTTGAGGTTCGGCCGGGTCTTGGCGGCCCAGTTGGCCACCCAGTTCATAAACGCGGACTTGCCGATGCCGTGCCCGGAGCCGATCGCCATCTGGACGGCCTTCTCGATGCCGATGGTCTTGGTCAGCTCTCCCAGCTGCCGGAGCGCCTGGGCCTGCCAGATGTCGGGGCCCTCGTGGTGCGCCAGCTGGCCCTCGCCCCACGGGTAGTCGAACAGCGTGAAACCCAGCGGGTCGTCAACGAACTGGGCCGTGGCCTCGACGAGACGACGGGCCGGGTCAATGACTTCGATCCTTGGCGTCGGGTCGGGGATAAAGATGTCAGCGTATGGATGGATGATCATTTATCCACCCCCAGCAGCTGCTTGCGGTACTTGGCATCCAGCGCCTTGTTGAGGGCGCCGGCCAGGCTCTCGAGCCCGTCGCGGATCCCGTCACCAGGATTGTCGACCATCTTGCAGATCTCCTCGAGGCGGCGGAGCGCAGCGCCCTTGTCCCAGAAGGAATAGACCCACTCGTCTTCGGTGTGCGATAGGTTCCCCTCTCTGTCGTAGAACGTGCGGCGCTTATACTTGAAGGATTTGACGGCCCTGGCCACCTTCTCTGGCAGTTCGTTGGGGGGGATGACGCCAAGGGCGTCCATGAGGTTTGCGGCGGATGAGAAGGCAATGGCGGCCTCCTCACGCATGATGCGGTCGGCGGTGATCTCGGCGGACCAGAGCTTCCGCTCGAGGTTGGCAGCGATGTGCGCGCGGACGTTGGCCAGGTCGAGCAGGCGGGACACGCCGGCCCGTGCTGATACCCTCGAGACGCCAGGATAGGCCGCCTGGTAGGCGTCGGCGCCGGTGCCGGGGCCGTTGTAGTTGGATACGAAAACGGCCTCCTGTTCGGACAGTGGGTCCGTTGGAAGCCGTTTTGGCTGGTCGTGTAGTACGACAAGCGGGTTGTCTGTTCCCATGCTCATCGAGCTAAGCCCCTCTGTGTGGATTTAGGGGAGCTTAGCCCATGAGCTCAGGCTTGTTAAGGGATAGTTAGGCAGATTGGGTTCCCTGTCGCATCGCGTGGACAACGGCCCGGAATATAAAATCCTTGGCCTGCTGCTCTGCCGGCAGCTCGTCGAACGGTACCAGGCAGGGGTGCTCTTTTTTGTCCGGGTCCTTGATGGGCCCGTAGCGCCAACCGTCGTCCAGTTTTTGCTTCATCCACGAGATATGAGATTGCTCGGGGCCGAAGTCACCCATCAGGTGTAGATCAACCCCCATCCTCGCCGACTCGCGCTGCCATTCCGGGGCATCCTCCCATGGCGGCTGGCTGTCATCGACAAGCGCTTGGCAGTATGCTCGATTTACCTCGTGGGCTGCCCTTGCGATCTTCTCGATTGTGGATCTTTTCTGGTCCTCCTCCTCCTTGGCTGTGTGCTGCTCGTTGCATGCTATCGCCGCGTTGGCGTTGTATACTGCCTGGCGGATCATCTGGATGGCCGTCATGCGCTCGGGGCTCGGTGGACACAGCTCCATGAGCAGGAGCGCGAAGTCCTTACCGGCCGCCCGGATCCGTTCATACCGTTCAGGCTGGTCGCCCTTCGGCGCGTGGTAGGTGAACCAGTTGTCAATCTCGCTGGTTGGACCCACGCCGATGGCTCCCGCCATCCTCCGGAGCGTGTCCCGCAGGTCGTTGGCGTCGATTGATGGCGACCGCCCCAGCGCAGCTGCCTCGGTGGCCGTCATGGGGTCACCCGCGGCCTTGTCGAGCTCCTCCTGGTACGCAGCCTCTTGCCTCTGTTCCTCGTTCATGTCTGGCATAATGTCCTCCTCACTTGATGTGGATCGGCAGGCTCAGCGTCGTGCCGAGTAGCCGAAGTTGTGGATGATAGAAGTCAGCCGGCACCCATTCATCCGCCGGCCGGTTGTGCCCGATGTCCGCCATGCGCTTGGGCCAAAGGGCGCCCAGGAGCCTTGGCGAGCGCAGGTCGTTCGACTTGACCCAGGCCGGCAGCCACCCCATGGCCTGCAGGCAAAGGGCCACCAGCTCGCTGCAGAACAGGCTCGAGCAGTCTTCGGTATCGTCGCCCTCGCTCAGTCGGTCGAACACGGCATCGACCAGGTCCTTCAGGTCGCGCTCATACGGCAGCCCTTTGTACTTCTGGACCGCCTCACCCATCGCCAGGACCTGGTGATCCTCGGGACATTTGGTGGGTATCCGGACGCAGACGTGGCCATTGTGGTTGCGGACCCTCGAGGACATGTTGACCAGCTGGACGCCCTTGCGCGCCACCCCGGTCAGGATGTCCTTCTCGGTGTTCATCGTCGTCGACTCGAGCAGGAGAACGACGTCGGTGACAGGATCCCGGTAAACGATGCCAACGTGCGACCAGCGGCTGGCCAGGTAGCCGTGGCCGGCGATCAGTTGGCCCGTGGTGATGATGGAGCTGGCCACCGCCCGGCCGTCGAAGAGAGCGATCGCCCCGGTGCATAGCCTTGGCCTGATGTGTTCATATGATTCCTGCCCAGTGTCTGGCCTCAATCCTCGCCCTCCTTCATCCCGACTATGTCGCGGATCTTGTCGCGGTTCTCGATCAGGAGCTTGACCTTCTTCAGCGTCAGGCCCATGCGCTTGGCTGCCGACCGGGCCGCGTTGCGGTTGGTGAGCCCCTTGCGCTTGAAGGCCGCCAGGTGCTCGTTATAGGCATCGATCGCCTTGTTGGTCTTGCGGTATACCTCGCGCAGCTTCGGGTCAGAGAAGATCGTCTCCCTTGCCTCATCCATGTTGTTTGCTGCCGCCAGTATCCCCAGCGGATCGCGTGGTTGTTCGTTCATCTACTCTTCGCCTCCTCTCCCGCCCTGCGCTCCTTGAGCAGGTAAACCTCTGTGGGGCTGACCCGCACGATCAGGAAGGGCGTGTTGTATGATTTGAAATAGTCGCACCAGGCCTTCAGTAGCCGGAGCTCGCCACTGTCGCCGCGATAGTCGAGGCCCAGGCTAAACGGTGCGAAGAACATCAGCCGGCCGATGTCGGGGTAGTTGTTGCGCTTGGTGGACTCGTAATGCTTCAGCCGGAACTGGGGCACCTGGTGGGCTATCTTCTCGCACTCCCGGATCCGGTGGGAGAACTCTCTGATGATCTCATAGCCGGCGATCGTGTTCATATGTC